CGGCAGGCTGGCGCGTTCCCCCGGTAAATGCGTGCGCCCACCGAGCCGAAACTCGGTGAGCACACGCACCGCAAGGAAACCCTTGCCCGGCATTGCGTGGGGTTAGTACGCGACGCCGCTGATGACCTGCACCGCCGGAGCCCGGCGCCGCTGCCACCAGATGTACCGCTCGGCCTTGAGCGCGAGCAGGTTTTGCTGCCACAGGGACACGAGCGGAGTCGGCGGGGTCGCCGGTGCCGAGTCCATCTGCAGCGCCGCCTCACGCGACGAGTCGAGCATGACCGAGCCGTCGTCCGCGAGCAGGATCTCCGCCGCATCCATCAGCACGATGCTCGTCTGCCCGTCGTTCGCGCCGCCGGTCGTGTCCACCGGAACGCCGGTCGACGTGATGACCGGGATGCCGAGCAGACGGTTCCCCGCGAGTTCCGGCCCGAACACGAACGTGTCCATCGTGCCGCGCAGGAGCGACAGGTACGTCTTCGTGCGCGGGTGCATGACCCACACGGGCGCACGCATGGCGACGTTCGCGACCTGCATCGCACCGACCGCCGACGCGAGATCGGCCGTGATGGCAGCGATGGTCGCGCCGGTCGACGCGATCGGCGTCACGCCGTTGGTCACGGCACCGGGGCGCAGGCCAGCCGACGCGGCGACCGACGAGTCGATGAACTGCTGGTCCATGAACGCCGAGATCGCCTCGACCAGATCGTTGCGCACGAGCGCTTCGGCCGACGGATCGCTGAACCGCGCGAGTTCCTCGGTGATGACGACGATCACGGCCATCTTCGCGAACGGGATGGTGACCTGATCGAACGCCAGCTTGCTCACCGGCTTGGACAGCCCCTCGCCCACCCACGCGGCGGACGAACCGGCCGTCTGCAGCGCCATGCGGACGTTGAACGGCACGCGGCGGAAGCCGTTGATCTGGCCGACGATCGACGCCGGGCGCAGGAGTTCGATGAACTCGCTCGCCATCGTGCGGTAGTCGACCAGCGGCTTCGCCCAGTTGGTGTCGGACGTCGTGCCGGCCGCGACCGCGGCCTTCAGCACGTTCTCGACGCCGGGCGTGCTGTCCTTCCAGCGCTTCGCGATCTCGGCGGCTTGCATCAGGTTGCCGCGCGACGCGGCGAGCGCCATTGCGAAGCGCGCGAACGCGATGCCCTTCTCGACCTTCGGGTCGCGCATCTGGATCACCGGCAGCGGCGACGCGTTGTCGGCCGGCGGCACGACGAGGGAACGCGCCGGCTGCGCGGCCTTGGCGAGCAGACGCTCGGTCGTCTCGAGCTGGTCGACGTGCTTGTTCAGCGTCTCCGCTTCGGCTTCCAGCTTGCTGAACGTGCCGGTTTCTTCGTCGGTGAACGTGCGGCCTTCGGTCTCGGCCGTGTCCGTCAGGGCTTGCATGCCGCGCAGCACTTCCTCGCGGCGGGCCTTCGCATCGGCGATGCGTTCGGCAATGGGCTTCATGATGCCTCCGTAGAGTGATGTGGAAAAATCAGCGACCGGAAGCGCCCGACCGCAACGCCGCGATGCGCGCCCGGCGCTGCTCCACGAACGCGGAAACTTTCTCCGGGTCGTGGGCCAGCACGATGCGCTGCACTTCGACAGGGAATGCCTTTGCCACCGCGAGCGCGGCAGCATTGGCGGGAACGGAAACGAGCGAGAGTTCCAGCAACTCCTGCCCGATGAATTCGTAGCCGGTCACGCGATCGTTCTTCTCGTCGCGCAACACATTCGGTTCCTTGGTCGGGCGGAACCCGACTGACACGGCCTTGAGGATGCGCTGGCTTACCAGCGCCCGCACCATGTCAACGACCGGTGACGTGCCGGGCGCCGCGAGCGTGATGTCGCTCATCAGCTTCTTGCCCTTCACGCGGGTCTCCGACGTACCCACGATTTCGCGTGAGTTGTGTCCGAACAGGACGACGGGGTTGCGCTCGTACGACGCCAGTTCCCACCCGCTGGCGCGGATGATGTCACCGTAGCGGTCGACTGATTCGTCCGACGCAACAACCGACAGCGTGTCGGCGTCGAGCGGTGCGGCATTGGGGGCGGCTTTGTGTACGACTTTCAGGTCCATGCGTGTGCACTCCTCGCGTGGCCCCGGTAGCCTGCCGCCAACAGGCATCCGTCGGGCGTCCGGTACTGGCGGACGTCAATTGCGCGGGTTCTTGTTCTTCGATCTTTCCCGTTCCTGCGGCGGCGGCCTGTTTCGTGGCTGCCCCATAGTTACGGCGCGAATCGTACCCCAGCGTTTTTCTGTTTGCAAGGGGGGCACGCTACAGGCTCAGAATCTCAGGGTCAGACGCGTCTGCGTCAATGGCCATGCGCCGGCCCATGGCCATGACCAGCGCGACCAGACCGTCGATCTTTTGTGACTTGTCCGCCTTGTTCTTGCGCGGGAATATGTTGCCCTTCATGTCCTCTTGCACCAACACACAGGACACGCAGAAGTCGAGCGCCGGATTGGCGTTGTGGTGGAAACGTTTCTCACGCACCAGCGCATCGATCTCTTTCATCGGCGGGCTGAAGTTCTGCACCGTGGGGCGGTACTCGATCACCGGGACGCCGGCCGTTTCCAAATTGTTGGCGAGCTGCAGCGCTTGCCATGCGTCGTACGCGAGGTCTTCGATCTCGAACGCTTCGGCGTCGGCCAGTACGCTCTGCTCGACTTCGTTGAAGTTGTTGGTTTCGCCGGGCATGGCTTTCACCCAGCCGCCCTTCACCCAGTCTGGATAGGGAGCATTGTGCTCGGCCGCTTTGTCGATGGTGGCCTGCGGCAGCCAGAAGTCGACGAACGCATAGTAGTGCAGCACGCCGTCGACTTCGCGCGAGAACAGCTTGGCCTTCGCGATCAAGTCGGTCTTGCTGGCCAAGTCCACCGCCAGTATGCACCGCTGCCCGGCGAAGTCCTCTTCGCGCAACGTTGCGTCGCCCGCCGCGCGCCAGTACTCCATGTTCATCCACGCGCTCTCGGCGCTGGTCCAGATGTTCAAGTGCTTTTGCTTGAATGCGTTCTGCTGCGCCGGCACTTGCATGGCGCGGGCGGCCAGCGCGGCAATCGCGTCTGGCATGACCGAAACGCCCCAGTTCGGGTTCGCCTTGCGCCACACCGCAGGGCTCGTCCAATCGTCGTCTGGGTCGACCGTGTAGAGCAGCGCGAAATACTGATCGTCGACTACGTCACCGGCCAGTACCTTCTGCGCGTAGGCCCACTGCTCGAACCCGACGCCGGTCTTGTTGGTGCTCGCCGTGGTGATGCCCAGCATGAGCGGCTGCCGCCGCTTGCCGGTAGCGGTTTGCAGCACGTCATGCACTTCGCGCGTCGGGTGCTGCGCCAGCTCATCGAGCACGGCAAGATGCACGTTCAAGCCGTCCATGGTGCCCGCATCTTTGGACAATGGGCGGAACACGCTTGCCGTGCTGTGCTGCACCACGGAATTCGTTGTGACCTCGACGTCCGCAACGGCCAGGAAATCCTTTTCGCGCTGCGCCATGAAACGCGCGACGTCGAACACGAGCCGGGCTTGCTGCCGTGTCACGGCCGCCGCGTACACTTCGGCGCCGCCTTCCTTGTCGAGCGCCAGCATGTGCAGCGCCAGCGGTGCGGCCAGCGTCGTCTTCCCGTTGCCGCGTGGCACGTAGAGCAGCGCGTACCTGAAGCGCCGCGCGCCGGTAGCCTTGTCCACCCAGCCGAACACGTTGCACACGAAGAATCGCTGCCACGGTGCGAGCTCTAGGTACTGCCCGCTCTTCGGCCCCTTCACTTCGCGGAACGATTGCATGCGCTGGCACGCGCGTTCGGCCAGTAGAATGTCGAAGCGGAACGGCCACTTCTCGGTCAGTGACTTTTCGGTGTCAGACTCGAAGCGCTGCGCCGCCAGCACGACCCAGCGGCAGGCGTCGATCTGGCCGCGTGCCACGGCCCGCGCGTAACGCATGGCGTCGACCACGCACGGGAAACGTTCGGCCAGTGCGGTCAGGTCCGCTTCTTCTGCCCGCGTGAACAGCGGCGCCGGCTTGGCAGCGCGGCGGCGTTTGGGGGCAGTGGCCACGGGCACGTCAGTCGGTCCAGCGGCTGGCGTTCAGGCTGGCCCGGTCGCGCCGCGTGGTCTTGGTCAGCTTCTCGATGTGGCGTTGCGTGTCGACGCGGAATTTCGTGTGCAGCGACAGCGCCACGATGAGCCGCTCTGCGCGTTGCCGCGCCGGGCCGAGCATCGTGGTTTCTACCCGCGTCTTGGTCACCATGCCGTGCTGCGTGACGGTTTCGTACGTGTACCCGTTTTCGCTCAGGAAGTTTTCCAGCGCCCGCGACAGCGCCAGCTCACGGGCCAGCCGCGCGAACTGCAGTGTGTCCGACGGCAGGTGAATGCGCGCGTCGGCCATGCTGGTGATCAGCCATTCGTACACTTGCAATTCGTCCTGATCGAGCTCCATCCACGGCGGCGGTGGAAAGTCGTTCAGGTGCACCGGCCGGCGCGCATCACGGGTGATGACTTCGGCTTCGGGCTGCACCGCTTCGCGGCGGGCGGGCACGGCCGCCGGGGCGCCGTTGACCAGCAACGACAAGAAGGGTGAGCGCGGTGCAGTGGGTGCGGCCATTTTCTAGCAGTGTGCCCCGTGGGTACGCAATGGGGCGCATGGTGGCACACACCCGCCGGGGGTGCAAGGCAAACCCCCGCAGCGAGGGGCACAGAACGGCCTAGGACGCGCGCTGCGGGGTAGGGTGGGGGGTGGGTAGCCCAGCGCCCCCCAGCGTGCCCCAGCGGGGCTCGCTGCTAGAAAGTGTCGGGGCGGCGGTGCTTCGGCTGGCGCCGGTAGTCCTTGGCGCTGCGGTGGCGCATGGCGGGGGGCACTGGAAACCGCCGGGTCTTGCCCAGCGGCTTTCCAGTGGGTTGGCGGGGGGCGGGCATGGCGCTAGTGCTTCGCGCATTCCGGCCCGATGCCGGTCTCGATGCTGGACGGCACGGTCAGCTTGCGCCCGCAGCGGCAGCACTTGCCCGCGTGCTGGACCACGCACTGCGCGTCCAGCTTGGCGAAGTTGCCGGCCAGCACGAGCCCGAAGAACCACGCCGCCGCGCGGGCGCTGGGGGCGTCCGGCGCAATGGTGCTGCGCTTGCCGTGGCGGTACGTGCCATCGGGGAACAGCGAGCCGACGAACGTGTACGCGGTCTCGTTGTCCGGGCCGGTGAGCACGCTGACGAAGAACGGCGCCGTGGCGTCGGGCTTGGGCTGCCGCACGCGGAACGTGAAGCGGGCGCCGGTCGCGTTCGACGTGACCGTGAGCGTGGCGTTGCCGCCGTGCACGAAACGCGCGATGTGCGCGCCGGCCAGCCGGCCGGGCAGAGGGGGCGCCACGTGCGCCGACACCGCCGGCCATGCGGCCGGGTCGACCGCGCTGACCGCCGGGTTGGCGGGCACGTACACGCCGCGAAAGTCCGGGTCGGACGCGAACGCGCGGCGCTCGGCTTCGATTTCGGCCGCGACGAACGCGCGGTCCATGGCGCGTTCCAGTTCCAGTTCGGCGTTGGGGATGGTGTGCATGCTGGGCTCCTTGGTTGGTGGCCGGCGGTACCACACCGCCGACAGGTTCAAGATACGCCCGGTCTCCAGCTTTGGCAAGGGCCTTTCGGCCCCTGCCGCCGGACGGTCATGTGTGCTACGACTGCGTGGTCCAATGGCACACGTGGCCGGGCACCAAGTGCTCGCCGCATCGCGGGTTGGGGCAGCATTCCCGCGTGCGGGGCTGGCCCCGGTAGTTCAGGCGGCCGGGCCTGCCGGTCCGGTTCGGGTGCGCCAGAAGAGCCGCCTGCCACTTGTCCGAACTGCGCCACGCGCGGATCACAGGCTCGGTCAAGCCGATCATTGCCGCTGCCGCGAACAGCCACTCGAGCGGGCGCTCGAAACGGATGCGGTACACATCAAGCTCGAACACGGCAGCTTTGCGCGTGCCCGCCGAGAACGGGTTGTTGGAACTCGAAACGTTCGTCATGATTTCTCCTTGGGTTGGGTTGGGCACTGCTACTTCTACTGCGAAAACACCGCGCGCAAGTGCTGCACGTTGGCGGGCGGGATGATGCCTGCGTCGGCCGTGGTGCCGAAGCTCCACAGTTCCTGCACCGTGTCACCGTCGGTGGCCAGCAACACCACGTGACCGCGCCGGATGGCGAGCCAGTTGACGGACTGCACCGCCGGGTCGGCGTGGCGCATGGCGCCGGTCCGCTGGCACGCCGTGTCGGCCGTGGGCAGCTTGGCCGGGTCGAGCAGGTCCATCGGGTCGAACAGGCCGCGCAGTTCGGAACCTTGGGGCGGGAGAAGCAGAGACATGGTGTTGCTCCTTTGGTTGGTTGCTGGCGGTACCACACCGCCG